TTTTTAAGTTTTGCTATTGCTACAACTTCCTTAACTTGTAATCTTTTAGGTGTATTGTCGTCCTGGTGTTTAAACATTTCTCTTTTTCTTATTTCTTTAATTTTTGCGAATTCTTCTGGCTCCATTAAGTCAAATATTTGATCGTAATATTTTGCTGGTTTGCACTCTCTCCCTCCTATAATAACTCTGTCTCTCGGATAGATGTCTTTACAGTATTTTTCGAACCATGTTCTTCCTATGCCTTTTCTTCTACTCATTGCAGTATATTCAGGTACTTTACCTTTGTAGTATTCTTTGGCCATGTTTCCTAATACTTTTTTTAAAATATATCGTGCCACATATTGTGCGCTTTCAAATGTGACTGATCCTATTAGTGAGTAACCAAACTTCCACAACTTGTTTAGATCCTCCGATATATAAAGTTTGTGACCACGTTTAGTGGTCCAATGTAATTTGTCTTTAAAATCAAATCCGAAAAGTAATATATGGTAGTGAGGTCTTCCAAGTTTATTTTTAATTGTTCTTCCGAACTGGTCTATTATGGGCGCGTACTCACCACACATATAATATCTAATCTTTTTTTCTTTGAATTTCTGTCTTAATCTTTTGATAAATTTTTGAACATCTGCCTTCACGAGTGTAAGTGGAACATTATCTTCGTTATATGTCAATGTTATAAAACAATTTTCTTCGTGCATTTTTGCTTCATGCATGCAACGCATTGCCCACTGTCTACTTCTTTCTAATCTACATCCTACACATTGTCCACATGGTAATGTTATATTTTCATTTTTTGATAAATTTGATCTCAAGTACTCCGGTACTTGTTTTTTGAATATAACTTTTTTTTTACCGTTTGTGGTTTTCTCCTTTGTAATTCTTACATACATCGGTTTATAACATGGCATTACTTATAATCTCCATCCTCCTCGTTTTGGTTTACTTCTGAAGTTCTTTCTATGACTGGATCCTGCTCTTGCAGTATTTCCGAACTGTTTTCTATCTTTTTTTCTGTTCATTTTTTTGCGAAACATTTTATTCTCCTTTCATAATTCCATGTCGTAAAAATATAGCTCCTAGACCTGCTATTATTCCAAATACTTCGTTAGGTACTTCTACTCCAACCATTTTTGCACCGAGTCCTACTATACCTGTAACACTTGTCCAAAAAGTTTTGCTGTACAACATAAATTCTCCTTTCTATATACTATATTATATAGTATAGGCTTTTTCTGAACGTAACATAAGATATCTTAATGGTAATTATTTTTGAATTCTAATTCTGTTGTTTCTAATGTTACTACTTCCTCTTAATATATCGTTTATTGGTGCTATTATTCGTCTTGCTTTATCTGCTCCTTTTACCCATGGTGAACTTGCTATTACTGCGTTTATTTCATCCATTACAGATAATGACCTTGCACTATTTGCCATGTGTGCTTTTAACATTGTGTTTGCTTTTTCTGTTTCGTTCTTTTGTGTTTCTAATGCTGACTGTTTGTCCATTAATCGTATTCGTGACAATGCCTCCGACATTGCCACTGCGGTTGCTCTCTGGCCTTTCATTTTATTTTGTGCTTGTGCGGAGGACACATTTCCTGTAGATGCTCCTTGATATTTTGCACTCAAAACTGGATTTAATCCGGCTTCTATTAAATCTTTTACTTCTCTTTGATGTGCTGTATTACTCATTCTTTCTTGCCATGCTTGCTGTTCTCTCATTATGTCAATGTTAGTTTGATTTGCGGAACTTTGTCCGGCGGCTTCAAGTCCGCTACCTATTAATGAGGCTCCTGCTCCTAATATTGCACTTCCAAATCCAGTCCAAAAACTCATTTTTTTTCCTTTCTATAATCTACTTGTTAAACTTGGCACACTGTATACTGGCATAGGTCTCACTGTCTTAATTTTTAAATAACTATCAAATATTATATGTGGCTCAGATGGTGTTGCTATCACTCTATCTATTGGTGGAGTGTCTGTTATGAATGTATCTGATAGTGTTGGTAATGTTGTGAATTCTTGTGATAAATGCCAGATATCTAAACTTGTTCCGTATGTACTTCTTAACTGTCCGGTAATTTTTGATGGATAGTATCTATATTCTGCCCATCTTTCTTGATAACCGAATGTTAGAGGGTCGTTAGCGTCAGCTTTTGCGTATATTTCTTTGTTCAATACTGCTTGTTCTCCGAGGTGTGCTAACTCTGGCCAATAGTAATCGTATTTTGTGCTTCTGCTAAACATTCTTGGAATACCTTGTTGATAAGTTAAATCTGCTCTTACACTTACCATGCCTATAATTAGACAATGTTCTGTAAATGATTTTACAAACTTATCTCCTGTGTTATTTAGTGTTCCAAATGCTGTCATTGTACCTTGTGGTGTTGTTGCTGTTTGAGATGTTTGTGGTACTTGTGAAATCTGTACAGATGAACTGTTTCCTCCTAGAAATTCCGGTCTTTGTAATCTACTATCCGGTGAATTTACTCCGAAGTGTGCTTTCACTATTTCTGTATATCTCGTTCCTCCTCTTGCATCTCTTTCTGCTAATCTTTGTAATGCAAATGCTTCTCTTAAATCATTTATATTTATTGCTGTTACTGCGCTTAAATCTGCTCTAACATTTGGATATCCGCTATTATTTGGGTCTTCTTCAACGTGTGCGTAACTTCCGGTTGCGTCTTTTATGTATCTTGATTTTGCGTATGTTACTGTCCCTGTTTTGTCTGTTTCATATACGGCCGGATTTGTATTTCCGTATGTTTGGTTGAACATACCTAATCCTGTGATCGGTGCATCACCTGTTAAGCTTATGCTTTGAGCCGTTCCTTTTTGTGGCCATGGCAAACAACTTGTAAAATAATCGTATCGCTTACCTCTGCTTTTTATTACGTAGTCTGTATCTGTGTCTGGTCCATCATCTGTATCTACAACTACACTGTTTTGTATATTTTCATCTCTAAACCATTCGTTATATATCAGGTTATAAGCTCTATGCCATAGTGAGCTGACACTTAGTCCTACTATTTCTGTTGGTAGTCCGAAATAATCGCTTAAACTTCCGACTAACCATCCTCCGGCCGGACTCACTAATTGTGGTATTGTGTAGCTTGTACTGTCTCCAGGATTGTCTTGTGCTCCACAGAATTTGTGCCAATTATCCCATACTAATCTGTTTGGTACTGCAAACCAAAATGTATCCATGATCATATTATCCATTACTGGAGTTAGTGGTGTTGATAGCCTTCCAAACATTGTCGCATCCATTATGAATGTGTCTCCAGGCAACGCTTCGTCAACGTATATCGGAATTAATTTTCCTGCATCAAATGTGGTTTTATATCCGTGTGTTCGGCTAAAGGCGCTTCGTTGTATATTTGCGCTTGGTATTTCGCTAAAATTTTTGCCCATGACGCTTTTCATCGTATTTCCTTCCATTTTAAATGTTTATTTAATAAAACGCTTACTAGCGTAGACCAGTTAATTCTTGTTCTTAACTGGTCTGACTGACAGCTTTTTGTCAGTCTTTTAGACTTTTTCTGTAAAAAAATACACCTCCCCGCCCAAAGAGGAGGTTTATTCTTTTTATTTCCATGTCTTTTTTTCTTCATCAGATCGATTCTGCGGTGTCGTTGTTGTTTCAACTACCGGAGGTATCGTTTCTTTTTTTGGTGGGTTGTTAATGGCTCTTCCTGCCTCTGTATCTGCCTTTTGTTTTAGAAGCAGTGCATCTTCAGCAACTTTGTCGGCTATTGCCTTTGCTTCTTTCTCCTGGAGGTTTAATAACCATTTTTGTGGATCGTTGTCGTGTTCTGCTCTTTCTGGTCCAGATAACATCATAAAATCCTGTTGTACTTTTGCAATTTTTCTGCATGTATCTGTGTAATCTATATTTTCGTAATCTCCATACATCGGAGGATTATTATGTGTCAATTCTGTTCCTAATATTCCGGTTTTCCGGTACTTCGATATAATGTTATTTATATCGCATTCTTCTGCGAATTCTTGCATTGTTCTACTTTTACCATTTTCTGTTTTTTGATCGCACTTTATTTGTGCTGTTTTTATTTTTTCGTATTTTACTCTGTCGAATCTTTTTTTAATAATCATCGTTATTCCTTTCAAAATCTGTACCTTTGATTAAGTACATTACTTTTGTTGTTTCTAATTTACCGTTTTCATTATCCCATGTTCCTATGTTATACAAATCATAATCCTCTGGATGTTTACTTATGATTGTATTTTTATCATTTACTAAGTCGTGGAATGTTCTCATTGCTTCAGCGTTGTTGACTTGTTCAAATGGTGTTTTGTAAATTTCTGCTTTTGAATCGAATATACTATACATATTAGTGATCATATTATTTCTCCAGTTTACGTTTAGAATTTTTAAGTTTTGCTATTGCGACAACTTCCTTAACTTGTAATCTTTTAGGTGTATTGTCGTCCTGGTGTTTAAACATTTCTCTTTTTCTTATTTCTTTAA